CCTCCATGTGCTCAACAAAAGCATCCTTAAACGATCCACGCTTCTTGGCGAGCTCCGTGATCTGCGCAAAGTCCTCATGCGTCAGGGTCGTGGCGGGAGCGAGCTCGGACTCATTCTGATCGAAAACGTTCGTCTTCATATGGTCATTCTCCATTTCTGAGTGCAGAGCACTCGTGTCAGACTGGCTGATTTCTGTGTCCTTCTGAATCTCATCGATAATAAAACCGACAGCTGCTTTCTGCTCATCATCCAATGAGTTAAGCACTGCTTCGTCTGGCTTTGCTTCTGCTTCGCCATCAGCAGAATCGATGAGAAGTCCAACGTTGACCTTCTGCTCTTCACTAAGTGTAGCAAGCACATCTGCAATAGTCCTCTCCTGCGCGGGAGGCTCAGTTGCGGGATCAACCTCTACAGGGGCTACAGGCTCAGCAGTAGCCGCTGATGCAGGCACAGCATGAACCAGTTCCTCAACTGGCTCGACAACTACAGGCTCATCTGAATGCGAAACAGAAATGCTTTCACCACTATAGATGATCGCCTCATCTGCCGGAACCTCTTCACCAAAGTCACTATGCTCGAAAGCTAGTGTATCAATGAATGCTCCAGGATTCGCGCCGGACATGACAAGACTTACCTCACGAATAACGCCAGCCATTACATCCTTGCCAACTTGGCCAAGCTTATTTGCATGAATGGACAAAGCGTTGATCGCTCCATGCTTAACAAGATCCTTAGTGTTCTGTGCATTACTACTGCCATTGAAGGTAGCATATGCATATACGCCATCTGCTCGATTCTCAAGCATGGCGTGCCCAATAAGGTTACTCGGATCATTTGAACCATGCTGCCAAACGAGCGGCACAACGCGTCCATCATCATGCTTAAACGCGTCCTGTCGGATAACTCGTCCATCAGTACAAATGATGTCGTTCTTTGTGGCGTAACCGCCAAAGTCAAACTTATCCGGCTTCATCTAGATTTATCCCACCTTCCGGTATTACTGTTGGGGCTGTGACAGGCAATGCTACGGGCGGCAATTGCCTTGTTGACACGTTGTTGCTATTTATTAGTTGATTTGCTTTTGGATCCGTCGCGGGCTTAATCCCAACAGAACCACGGATTTCGTTAGGAGTAAGAATCTCATTACGAGAGAACTTATCCGCGATTTCAGCGAGTACGGACATCGGAACGAACTTGAATGGATCAGAGAATGTCATTAGTTTTTGCCCTTGTGTCCTTGCCGTCTTGCTAATAAACGTTCTACTCATCGAATCAACAATAGCATTTACCACGTGTTCAATTGTGCGCTTAAAGTAATTGATCATTGTTGCCTCGTCTGCAGTGCCATCCATGACGCTCGTTGTCAAACCTAACTGGCTATATAGCATACTCGTTAGGTAAGTAATTTGCTCCATGAGATTGTTTTCGACGGGGCGATTAAGCTGAATGATCTTTTCTGTAGCGTCGGTATACGCAATTCCAAGTTCGGAACCATGAAGCTGATCCTCAATTTCCTTTCTTCTATCTTCAGCTTGCTGTTTCCTAGCTGCGGTTTTAAGAAGATATGGAAGTTGTATGAGAAGATCTAACTTTCCAGAATTCTGCTTTTCATCTACTACGTCTAACATATTTAACTTACTTATTAGACGCTTAAGTGTAGAGTTCGGCTCATTCATTACATTATACAGTGGATTTTCGACAACTGCTACCATGTTTTTTGGTAACGTTATCTCCTCATGCAGTCCTGTTCGTTCATTATACAAGTCGACTCGAACTGCTCTTGGATACCACTGTTTAATTGTTCCTACACGAAGTGTATTTACATCGTAAGCGTCACTATTTGTCGGGTCTCGTGTCGTATCTACCGGCACAATAGCAATATAGCCATCATCGAATAATGACAATACGGCATCCAAAAAGAACGCGGTACTTGTTTGGTCTATATTAGCGCCAACAGATATACACTCGTTTAACCCACTATCTATAGTCTCGACATATAGACCATTCTCATCTACACGCACATGCTTAACACGTATTGATGCTACATCGAGCGCCATTCGAGTATATATTGCGCTACTAATAGTTCGTTCGCCACTACCATAATAGCGACCACGATCAGGACGTCTACCACCCCAACTTCCTCCGCCTTCAGTTAGTGGCGCCATAGCAGAAGGGTCGTCTCTATTGAAGAATGCATTCCACGCCCTTGTTACTCTACTAAAAGGATTCTCCAAAACCTCACCTCCTCTGCTTTTTACTCGAAAGCACCCTTGTTAAGTTTGAACGCAATATATGCATCCATTAGAGCGGCCACACTATCGATCTTTTGCTCATTACGCTTCTTTAGAAGCTTCCTATTACCATTTGTATCTTCGAAACTAACACAGTTACCCATGGTAAAGGTAATTAGATTCTGGTCGAATAACAGAAGCCGTTCCTCAGCAAGAATCTTAATTTCACCCAAAGGCACGCTCTCAGTCTTTGCTCCTTGGATTACTTTCTCCACCCCGAAAGGACCATTTTCTGCAATCCAACGCTCGATGAATTCTCTTGCGTTATATGGGTCGTACCCGAAAGCACGAACATCATATTGATTGGCTATGATGTACTGATCGACGTCATCGAATACAGCCATCATATCTAACACTGCACCTTCTAGAACATGAAGGCTTCCCTCTCTAAGAAATTCATCATACTTGATACGCATTGCTCCAGGAAGTTTTATTAATGTGAGATCAGTAATATAGCAACGAGTCTTGACCCCAAAACTTCCATCTGGAAGTGGAAATAAGAAAGTGAAAGCACAGAAGTCGTCACCTTGTGAAAGGTCTGCACCCATAGCACATGGCAGATTCCAGAACTCTCCAGTTCTTGTAGTCGGGAGAGTCTCTTCGTAAGTGAAGAAATATGTGTATCCTTCCATTGGTATACCGAATCGTTTTGCAAGAATGTCATTTCGCGTTGCTGGAGCATTCTCTGCTCTTTCAACGTCGAGCTGATATGTTTCATAAGATACGGTTTTTCCAATGTTTGGATTAGCTTTAATCCACATATCTGGGTTTGCAACCTCTTTAATATCATCGAGTCTATAGTAGAATATAGAAACGTGAGGGTTTACGTACTCACCCTTTAGAATATCAAGAAGCTCCATCTTAATTGTGTCGCCACTACTATTACGGACCGTTCCTTCAGAACTAATTGCAACAATGGCATAGTCTTCGAGTTTAGAAGCGCCTTGCTCAATCGCTCCAACTACATCTTCTCGAATATCGCCAGAAAGCCATTCATCGATTGTACTAAATTTCGGACGAAGACCTTGCAATTTGTCAATGCTCATCGGTCGAACCTCGAGCAGAGACCCTGTTAGGAAGTTCTGAATACCCTTCTTTGTAGAAGCAAGTTTAACACGATTGATTCTCGAACCCGTTGTGTTTTGTAGCGAACCTTCAGTTAGAAACTGAAATAAGGGTCCTCTCGCGCGGGTAATAGCTGTTCGGAATGGCGCCATTACCTCTTCAGCTTGCTTCATTGTCGGAGCCGTAGTGATTTGGTGCGTCGTTGATGTATCCACATTCAAGAAATATGATTGTAGTGTATAGGCATACATCGACTTTGCCGCGCCACGAGCAACTATCAAATATTGCTTTGTGATAAGCCTTTTCTTAACAACTTTGCGCTCATAATGTCCACCATGATCTCCAGGAGATGGAACATAAACGCTTCTTTCTACAAAGTAATACCAACCAAGAAGTTGTTCGGCCCATAACTTGAAAGAAGGAAGTAGATGTAGATCGCTACCATCTGTAAGTGTTAACTCGTTTTCACAATAGCGAACATACCCTTCTACTGCGTCTTCATCATAGTAAATTCCTGGATTTGCTATGAATTCATCTATCCGATTCATCTCTAGAGAGATCTCTTTTGATACAGGCATCTCCCCAGATAAGACTTCATCACGGAAAATACCGTAGTACCGTGGTACTGCCGTGTTTGAAAGGGACATAGTCCTTCCTTTTTATATTATAGTGCTAACAACAATGCACTCATAGGTAATATGGATGCAGCAACTGCTCCAGTAGCTGCCATTCCGCCAAGGGCTACATTAGATGCTGTTCTTTTAACTCGAGCTTTATTGAAATTTGAATCCGACCAAGTCGAAGTCTTTTTAACACTCTTAGCATATGTTGCTTTTGCAGAAGGCTTATCTATACTAGATACGGCTTTTGCCCTGAGCTTATCCGCCTTACGCCTATACTTTTCCGAATTATAGGCTGCATACTTTCCGCTACGAGCTTGATCTTTATCCGAGATCATTGCTTTATTGTCGAATGTTTTGGCTTTACTTTCTAATTTTGCCGCCCGATTTGCTCCGGAAGCGCTTCTTGACCGTTCGTTTCTAATACCCCAACGCATTCCTCGAACACCTGCGTGGTATAGTGAATTAGGATCAAGCGCTGAAGTATGCTTCACCTTCTTTTTATTGTAAAACGGTTGATCAATTTCTGGAGTAGATACTAAATACGGATATATATTATCTGAGTTATTCTTTGGTTTATGCGTAACCTGAGCCTTAGGTGGCTTTGGCTTAGCTCTGTAGTTCTGAGCTGCAGCATTCGATTCTTTCTTACTTCTTAATTCATAATCTTTTTCATTAGTACCATCTCCGCCTGGATACTTTTTCTCATACCCAGGACCACCATCCTTTGCCCTTGTGAATAAAGCCCCGCCACCTACACCACCAAGTTCTTTAGCCTTTGGCATTGTTGCGAGTTGATATTTAGTCTTAATATTTCTTAATTTTGTTTTGACGGGACTTTCTGGTTTTGCTCTTGGGATGGACTTTAATTCTTCCATATCTGCATCAGACAAATTAAAATTCTTCTGTATCACCTTTTTCATTACACCCATATACTTTAACTTCATCATGGGCGACATTCTACCATTTGTCATCATATCGGTACGAACATCCGTTACAGACATACCAGTACCATCTTGCAACTTCTTATTGAATTCTGCTTTTTGCGCTGGTGTCATTTGTGCATATGCTGCATCAAATTCTTTTAACGCTTTCTCACCATTGCGAGTACCCCACTCCATACCTTTTACGCCATAGTGTAATAACTCTTCGCTAACTTTATCGGACCATCGAGCTCCGGTAGCGGGAATACCACTTACCACAGCATAACCACCCATGGCTTTAGCTTTTTCCCATGCCGCTTTAGCAGTCCTTTTTCCAGTCTGTTTTGCCATATAAGTGACAAGTTGTGCACCGGCATAATCGCCAAACGCTTCCCCACTCTTTGTGCCGACTGCTCCTGCGGCATTAACTACAGCGGATGATACTGCTCTTTTGAATATGCCTTCGTTTCTACGAGCATTTTCGGGGCGATATGGAGTATTGGCTACCTTATCCCCAACTTTTTCGTACCTCTGAGTTCGATCGTTTCTCGGCTGAAAATTACGATTGTCATTGTTGTTTCTATTGTTAGTTGGTTTATTGCTTTGGCTATCTTTTGGTTTTGGAACTGAGTATTTAGAGATCGTCTCTAAACGTCGTGCTCTCTGCTCTGCTCTTACAGCTTTAGACTCCAATTTGAAGTGCTTTTTCGCAAGTTTGTCTTCTGGATTAAGCGCGGCCTTTTCCTTTTGCAACCGTGTCTTCTGATCTAGCTTCTGAATATCTAACTTGGCAAGTTCAGCCTTCTTACGTGCGCCAAGAGCACGTTCATGAGTACTCCTAGTACGAATACCCCATCGCATGCCTTTAACCCCTGCATGACTAAGATCATTAGCTGTCACTATACCACCTCCTTTTCTGTCTAGGTGGTCGAATATGTTTGAAGCCGCCACTCATACTCCGCGATTGTTCCTTTTAATGCATCAAGTACAAAAGCACTTGTCGGCGGATCAAATTGAAGCCGTACTTTGGTGTAAATATACATCTGTACTAAACCATAGATATCGGGGTTAACAGGAAGGAACTCTTCTAGATCTCCATCTATAAGTGTGATCTGATATGCCTCATCAGTAGACCCAATACCAATCTGGTCAAGTGTCAGTAGCGCCATATTGATATAGACAACTAATTGAGTATCAAAATCTGTTACTTCAGATGGAATTCCTAGAAGTTCTTTAGTTGAACTTAGGATGGCGTTCATTATACCACAGGCGCGGGCGCCTCAACGACTAACGCCTTCTTGACATACCCACGAACAGGTACATTGTCGATCAATACTTCAACGAAGGCCCAGTCTTGGTTGTCCTCATTGAGTACACGAAGAACTTCTTTGTTAGAGACTAATGATAGAATATCGCTTTCGGCAGACGCAGTTTTGCGAACCCGCAACTTACCAACATCATCAATGTTTGCAGTTACAAAAGTATCAACGGAATCTTTGATCTCTTCTACCGGCTCCTCAATAGGCTCTTCAATTGGATCTTTAATTGGATCTTCAATTGGATCTTCAATTACCTCTTCAACTGGCTCTTCCACACGATCAACGTCGAACATTGAGCCATAATTTACACGCTCAGTCTGGTCAGTCATAGTTCCTCCTTGTTTCATAACAACCATGGACTTGTATCGTGCATAGTTCGTGCTATTGGTAACCGTGGCAATAAACTTGCATCACCATAGTGAATAGCATTATGCGTATCTCTAGACACACATATAAGGAATTCCGGATCTAATGCGAAATGCGTTAGTTCATCTATGTCGTCCTCGGTTATAGGATTCATATGATGAATAACAACTCTATCAAATATTTCTCGATCAGGAATAGCTAAGTCGCATCCGTTGTCTCGAATTATTACTTCGTCTCTTATCGATCTCCAAATACGTGAAGTGTAGAATGCTTGGTTGATATATCGAGAATGCCCAAATGTAGCAATACCAACATTTCCACCAAGTCTAAGATACTCGTAACGCGATTCAAATGTCAAATATCGAATCATATCAGAGTATGACTTGATTCTCATTCTGGTTCTTCACCGCTTCCACTATACATTCGCATTGCACGGATTGCGTCTTCGTATAGTTCTTCTACATTCTTAGCCGACTTTAATGCGTCAGTTTTAGCATTCAATAGTTCTTTTTGCTCTGACAAAATATCTTTTTCAATACGTTCTTTGGTTGAACCACGTCTAATAAACTCTGTTATGATCTGAGAAGAAGCAGTACCTTCACGCAATTGTTTCTCGGCTAAATCCATAGCCATCGAAATAAGTTGATTCTCTCTAGCTTCTAAGGTTCTGGCTGGAGCCATTCTCTTTTTAACTGGTTCAGAATCTTTTACTTTGTCTATATTAACGCTGCGCTTAGGCATGTCCTCCTCTCCTATCTCATAGAATTATGACTTATGTTTCTAAGTTGTATGCAGAGATATACTTGTCTATGTTCTTAGATATATCTCTAGTCACTGCCCATGCTCTTGCTCTTCTTCCCATTGCTAAACGAAGTTCTGGATTTTCAATTAGTGTACTAAAGTAGTGCAACCACTCTTCTTGCGTGTTAGCAAGATATCCAGTTACTTCGTGAAGTATAGAATTCCTATAACTTGGAACGTTAGATGTAATTATAGGAATGCCAATCATAGAATACTCTAATACTTTCAGATCACTTTTGGATTCGTTAAACAATGAATCGTTTAATGGTGCAAAACCAATATCAAAATTCGAAAGTAAACCTGTGTACTTATCAAAAGGTACAGATTCTATAAACTTTAATCTAGAATGTTGCGGCATCCAACTTTGTTTAGCGCCTGCTAAGTGAATTTCCACATTAGAATACTTGTTTAGAAGTATAGGAAACAAGTCCCAAACTTCTTTTAGGTCAATCTGATGAGTGATTGACCCTGCCCATCCAATAATTAGTGGTTCTTTTTTCAAATGGACAAAAATCTTAGGGGATGATTTAAGTGGAATATAGTTTGGTATTACTTTTACGTTAGGATGAAAAGTTCTTAATCTTTTTGCTAATGGTTCAGTCGTACATGTAACAAGTGTGCAGTAATTTATTGTTTGCACTAATGCAGCAAGTGCTTTTGGATCCTTCCAAGAATTGTAAGCTGGATTAGTTGGATGAATTGACCAGTAGTCATCATCAATGTCATAAACAATAAACTTCTCTTTTGCGTTAGCATAAACGAGAGTGTCATTAATTATCTTTTGATAAAGTCTTTCGCAAACTATAACGTCAGCTCTATCAATGTCTCTTCGTTTAAATCTATGTGGCATTACAGCACTATGACCAATAGCATTAAGTTCTTTTAGTGGAGTTTTACATCTATAAAAAACTGAAGGCGACATCTTTTCACAAAGATAGAGAA